CGATCTCCCTGAACCCAGCTGCGCTCAGATAGAACACTCTGTTGCTGACGTTGATGACAGAGTACTTGGCAAACAACACCTCTTGCGTTGAGAACCGGTAGAACTGGAAGATCGCCACCGAGCCCGCGGCATACGTCATGGAGCGGATGGACTGCTCCTGAAAGATCGTGCCATAGGCATCGCCGCCGCTGACCACGAGAGACGAGCCGCCATCCGGAAAATCCTGGAAGTCGCTGAGCCCGATGCCTGCGCTCCACTGCTCCGGCGCATCGAGGTCGCTCCATTGCACGCGCTGGCCCGCCTCCTGTATCGCTGTGAGTACGACGAAGAAGCCGATGATCGCGACCCATCCGGCATAGGGCGGGTTACCACCGAGATCGACGAAGCTATTTGACGTCGACTGCGCGAGCTTCTGCGGCGGACAGTTCTTCTGAACCGCGATGATGAGATCGTTGTACTGGACGAACACCCAGTTGTCGTCTGTCGGCACAGCGCCGTAAGAATGCCCCCCTTTGGATGCCAGGGTCCATGACAGATCGATAGGGTTCATGATGTAGAGATCAGTCGCGGTGCCAGCGACGATCGTCACCGTGCCGTCAGGTTTGCGGCCGTAGAAGTAGCCGCGACAGGGAGCTGGCAGCGACTGTGAATACTGTGTCATGCTGAGGATCGGACCGTAGCCGTCGCTCTTCGGCACGACGTTAAAGATCACCTGCGAGTCGGCTTGCCCGAGAGGCGTGATGTCAGGCGCATAGTCCGGAAATGGTATCGTGTCTGACATATCATTAGAACTTCATCGGTCTCATATCATTAGAACTTCATCGGTCTCATATCATTAGAACTTCATCGGTCTCATGCGCGATAGCGTCGATGTGATCTTGTTGCCCTCACGCTTCAGCTCCATGTAGGACCTGTAGGTCTCGCCATTGTCGGGCGACATCGCTTGCGCCATTGTCGGGTTTCGCGTCACATGCACCGCGATCTCGTACTTGGCGCGGCAGCGGATCAGCCGCTCTGCGTTCCGCGGCGTCATCCAAACATTATTCTCCTCGGTATCCGATGCTGGCGGCGGCATCGCAAGGTGACATCCGATCCAGCATTTATAGGCGCTCACAGGCACCGGATAAAGGATCAAGGTATTGCCTTCATATGCGTAGCTCGTCGGCAGCCCGAACTGTGTATAGAGTTGGATGTTGAGATGCTGGCGCTCTGGCGTGTTCTGCGAGAGCTTCATCAGCGTGTTGCCGATCTGGATGTTGATATAGTCGATCATGAACATCGTCGAGATGGCCGGACAGTCCGCGGTCGAATAGGTCGACTGCAGCGGCACCGTCTCGAACGTCGTCGGCATTGCCGGGTCGATCTCGTTGAAGCGGAAACGGTGTTTCTGGTACTCGAAGATCGCGGTGTTGATCGCGTTGCGGATCGCCTCGGCGTTCGGCCGTGACCTCGTCGCTGTGCCAGGAGTGCCGGCGAGATCGAAGCGCGCTCCCAATTCGCCAGCAATACGGAAGATCATCGTCTGAAGATCATTAGCGGCCCCGCCGCCTTCGAAGCCGGCGCTAAACCCGGGACTGAATGCACGATCGATATCGCTCATTGTATCCTCAGCGCAGTGACCGTGCTGTCCTTGGAATTGCCGCTGGTATTGGCCGCGATCTTGCCAGTTGTCCCGCTGATGTCCTTGCAGCTGATCCTGATATTGGCGGCCGGCGAAGCCAGCACGCCGGATAGCGTCATCTTGGTCGTCGCCGCACCGAGGATCTGCGTGGCGGAGCTGTCGATCACAGTCGTGCCGTCCCACAGCTTGCAGTAAAACGTTGCCGCAGCCGTATCATTCAACGTCACCGTCCCCGACGCGAACCATGTGCCCGTCGTCCCCTGCCCCACGCTTGGCCCATCGAAGTAGTTCGCGATGTTATTGAGCAGAATATCCGCAGGTATCGATTGCGTCACATTTGTCAATGACACGTTACAGGTGCCGGTGGTGGTGATGGTCCCGCCAGACAGCCCTTGGCCGCATGACACCGACGTCACAGCCACTGGCTGGCTCCATGCCGGAACGCCGGCTGAGCTTTCGGCAAGGAAGTTCGTCCCGGTATTGTTGCCAGGGATCGTCACCCACTGTGTGCCGTTGTAGTAGGCGACGTCACCGGCCCGCGTCGGGGTCGGGAATGCGAGGTTCGTCACACTACTCGTCCATGACGGAACGCCAGTGGCGCTTTCCTGCAGGACGCCGATCGTCGTGATATTGCCGGCAAGCGTCACCCAGACCGATCCATTCCAGTAGACGATATCCCCGGCTCGGACAGGCGTCGGCAATGCGATGCCCGAGAGACTGGTCGCCCATGATGGGACGCCCGCAGCAGTTTCCTGCAATACGGCTGTCGTCCCGTTATTGCCGGCAAGCGTGATCCACTGTGATCCGTTCCAATAGGCGACGTCTCCCGCCCGCGTGACCGTGGGGAAGACATTGGCCGCCGCACCCGGCTGCGTCGTTGCGCCAGTGCCGCCTTGTGCGATGGCAATGGCAGCTGTGCAGTTGTTGGTGAGGCCGGTGGTCCCGAAATAGCAGGCAGGAGCATTGGCAATGAGCGGCGACGTCGGCAACATCGAATAAATGCTGTTGTTGAGAAACTGCCGCAGCGTGGCGGGTGTGATGCCTCCCGCGCTCTGATCCGGAAATTGCGTCTGCACGTCATTGAGCAGTTGCTGCTGCGTGCAGGGCGGCGTGCATGTCGGGATCGTCTGGGCTTCGCAAACGGCCGACAGGGCCAAAAGAAACAGGATGGCAAGAAGTGTCCGCATGGTTAGCGCCTCCTCCGCGGTAGCCGCGGCTGACCGCGCTTACCCGACTGTGCAATACCAACGGCCAAGCGCCGTATTCGCCCAGCAATCGGCGTTCTTGAGCGCCGCCACTGCCAGAGCCGCGCCAGCACCTGCTGCGGTGCCATTGCTGACGATCACATCGGTCGCCAGGAATGGGAATACGTTCATCGAATTCGCCGTGTTATTCACGACGATGACATTGAGTGCGCCATCAAGGTTCGTCGGCGCGCCGATTGCCGTGATCGACGGCAATTTTACGCCGTCGCCGATCGTAGCCACCGTCGTTACGAATGAAATACCAGCAGTGAGTTGATAGGATGTCGCCTGCGTGCCGGACGGAGTCGCCGTGACGCCATGCTCTGGCGTCAATGCTGAGATGCCGGCTTGCATGATGTTGCGATAGTTCGTCGTATCGCGACCGAGAATAGTAACAGAGAGCGCAGGAACGAGCATTGCAGCCAGTCCGAAGATGGCGCCTGCGGCCGCCGCTCTAAGATATCGCTTCATGGTCCTATCCCTCGCAAAAAGAGGGTGGGCGGGAAGAGGATGGGAACCGCCCGACCCAAGGCTGGGAGGTTACGATTGCCATCCGCCCTCGAACTCGATGACGACGATGGCTTGTCCTGCACTCGGAGCGCCGGTCGCGTTCCATGTGACCATCGGCAATACATCACCAGCCGCGGTCAATGATCTACCAAGACCACGCACCACCGCTGTGACGCCAGTTGCCGTCCATGTCACGTCGGCAGCCGCCACGATATTGTTCCAGCTGCCGGCATTGGTTCCGACCGTAATTGTGGGCGTGGTGCCGTTGAAGATAGTCACGACCTCCACCGAGCAGAGCATGATATACGCACCTTGAGGCAGATAGTTCGCCATCGGAACGGCAACGCCGGATGCGGCGTCGTTCCAGTTGATCGTCTTTTTCAGCGTGTTGCTGACTTGCCGCGGGTCCTGACGAGCAGCAGTGCCTAATACGTTGGTGGCCATGTGCTGTGCTCCTTACGTTGCCGGCTGCGCGTACGTCGACATGACGATCGTGCCGTAGTCGATGTTGTTGTACCGGGTCTTTTTCAGGCCATGGATCGTGAGCGCGCTGATCTCAAGACGACGCTTGTGATCAAACAATTCTTCGTTCCATGTGAGCTTGCTGGGACCATTGTCGCGGCCGAACCCCATCATGCAGGCCTGTCCTCCGAGGAAGATCGCCCGCCGCACGGTCGGCACGTCAGCGCCGGCCGCAGATACACCATCGGTGACGTCATAAGCGGAGCGCAGGATGGTCGAATTGTAGATGCCGAGCGAACCATTGAAGATGCGGTTTCCCGTCTCCTGCCGACCCATCGAAGCCGCTTTCTGGATGTCGATGAACTGGCCGGTCGAGGTGTTGCGGCGAACTGCCGTAACTTGATAGGGATGCAGATAGGCGACATACATGTCCTCAAGCGTATTCATGTAGTCGCTGCGGCCATTGCTCCGCGGCGCATTACCCTTGATCCGGATCGGGCGAATGAGCGGCGTGGCAGTGATCGCGGCTTCCTTGGCCTTGTCGATCATATCGAGCGTAAAGGTATCGCCAGCGACCAGGAGGTCGTCGGAGGTTCTGTTCGACTGGCGGATGATCCGACCTGCCGATGGGATATTGACCGGGTTCAGCCCGGTATAACGCACGTCGGTTTGAACAGAATAGCCGCAAACTTGATTAAAGAACGCCACCGAATAGCGTTTGGCGTACCAGTCGCCGAGGCGGCTCTTCGCGGTGTTGCGCAGGTCCCATGGGACACGCTGTTGATCGATGGTGCGCCGGCTCTTGACGCCTGCAACAGCCATAAGCTCATTGATCACGAGCTGATCGCTGTAGGTGGTCAGGGCCTCGCCGTTGCCTTCCGCCAGCTGGTTCTCCGAAAAACCAGCCTGTGCAAGCTGCATGACGATCGCATAGGTGATCGCGTCACCTGGGCCCTTCGACAGCGCGTCTTGCATGTGGATGATGGAGTTCTCGTCATCGCCAATTAGCGGGGCGATAGCCGTGTATTTCAGTGCCTCGTAGTCAAGGACGCGCGACCACAATTTCACGGCCATCGCATCGTTGACGGGGAATGAGGTAGTGGCCATGTGGCACCCCTGCGGTCGCGCCAGGGCCCATACGGGGCCCGTGGCACATTTTGCGATATGCGTGAGGGTGCAGTGACTTGTTTATGCGCCCTTCCTGCTATTAGGGCGATACGTCGCGCTTAACGAGGCGGTAGTCTCGGCAGCTTTCGAAGTGTAGGTTGAGCTGCGAACCTTGCCGCGTTTAACGAGGTGCGATCTCGGCAGCTGCTCGGGATGTACTTGGGGTGAGCTGCTAACCTTGCCGGAATTTTTGTCCGGAAACTTTATCCGAACCCGGAAGTTCCAAGGTGTGGTATTTTTAGGACCATTAGGTTCCGCCGTCAAGTGCACCAGCGTCACCAATGCGGGAAGTGCAAGCCGCCACTGGAACCACCCATTAGTTACTTAATCCTTACCCATTGATAGCGGTGCCCGCCGAAACGGCGGATGAGCGGCGGCCGATAACCGTAGGTCTCTAACGGCGGCCGGTAGCCATAGGTCTCATCATCGCTTTCATAATAGTTGTTGCGATAGCCGTAGGCCGAGATCGAAGGGAACGGATCGACCACCACCGGACCGCCATAATAGCCGCCATAGTCCGGCGTTACTGGCAATGAGCTAGGACCGCCCCATGTCGAGCTATTCCATCCTCCAACGCCCCAGCCATAACAGCCACACTGAGCAGCAGCAGGAGAGGCCAAAAGAAATAGGCCAATAACCAGAAAAAATGCTTTCATTTCTTAAGCTCCTAAAATTAGCGGCCTATTTGCCAAATTATCGGCCTATTTGGCCGCATCATTTGCCCCTACTTCCAGCCTCGCCAGTCTCATCCACATTTCAAGCGACCTCTGTTTTTGCCGTTCGCGACAACGATACCAGCTTTTCAATTTGATGGCCCTCGTCTTGTCCATCCACTCGCTATCGGACTTCATGCGGTGATATTTAGCAGAGTTACTGCGGTTGCTTGCTGTCCGACATTTTTCAAGGTTAGCTAACCGATATTTGCGAGTAGCTTTTCGACAATGAGCCTGATGTCTGGCCTTCCACTCAAGATCGAGCTTGTTTTTTGCGTAGGAACGACGCTTTGAAGCAATACGTCTTTCTCTGTACTGCTTATATCGATCCTTGCCCTTTTGGCTTTCTCGATAACGACGTTGATAAACTAATTTCCTCTGCCGTTTTTCTTCGTCTGTCATCAATGCCTCGTGGGAAATTCCCTTCCCATAATACTTTGCAAACGTTGCGTCGGCAAATTATCGACATAAGCGCCGAAAGTTTCATCGTCCATTTGCAATAGCTGCTCGATCGAGAGCGGTTCGCCAGGGGGGCTGCCGCCGCCATCCGACAGGGAGCGCGACGCCGCGGCGCCGGCCCGCTCTGCCTCGATCTGGGCGATAGCATTGCGAGACGTGGCGCCGGCCTGCGGCTGCGCCAATGGCGATCGCCCCCCCGATCTGGACGTCGCCGGCTGCCTAATTGGGGGGGCGGCCTGCTGCGGCTGTGGTGGACGCCAGCCGCGCGCCCTGGCATAGCGCATGATCGTGCGCGTTGGGCTCCTGCTGTTCTGCAGGGCATCGCCGACCAGCTGCCTCTCTTCGGCGTTGAATTCAGCCACGATCCTATCGATCTCCTGCTGCGTGAACTGCACGTTTGGATCGAGCGGGTCCTTGTCGTACAGAGCGAAACTCAATTCCACGAGCCTCGAGTTTTTCAAGAATTGATAGGCCC